GACTTCAAGTGTGACCCCCTCGACGTGCGCTTTTGTGTGGCGAGAGAGATTCCCACATCTGGTGAGTATGAAATGGACCGGAAGCGAACCAAGACCAGACACTCCTTCGTGCGCAAGAACCTCAGTATTGATATGACCATCTCTTCGGGTGACAATGTGGATATGGATTCAGAGGAGGAGGCGAGTTACCAAATTGAATTGGAAATCATAAAGCCCTCGGAGGTTGACTCTGTGTACAAGTTCCAAAACATCATGCAGAAGGTTGCCGACCTCTCGAAATTAATTTCAGTCTAAATAGTAAAGAATGATCTACATCCTCGTAGCCCTCGTACTTTTGGCGCTCATGTATGAGAGACGCACAAAGTCTGAGGAAGTTGAGGGTTCTAAAAATTTTCATGTCAGTGATGGTGCGTCTAAGGGAATGTACATCAGGATGCACAAGGATGGCGTTGGTGGTGAAGTGCTAAAGAAATTTGTTCAAATGGAGGATAGTCTTCTCGGAATTGAACGAACATCGGTGTGTACTGGTATGCCTTACATAGTTCAGGCTAGTCTACTTTCTAATAAAATTAAAGAAACATTTCCAAAATACGATTTTTCGTATCATACTATTCATCTCAAACAAATTGCTGAACCCACTAAATTAGTCAACCGTAAAATTAAATGTTATTAAATTATAAATGAATTCCGAGTTCAAAGAACTAATCGCCCTAGCCCAGAGGGGTTTAGCTAATGTCGGTGGGTACGTATCTTTATCACTCGCGCTATTGGGTTTATCTCGATTTTATCGTGGTAAAGGGGATGTAATGTATAACATAGCTTTTATCATTATTAGTGCTGTGATGTTGCTGTTAGCGATAAAGGTCTTAAACACCTTATTGGAACACTTACATAAATTTAAAAGTAAACTTGACGAAGAGGATTTGAAACTCTTAAATGAATTTATTGTTATTCCACAAAATCTACTTTATATATTATTTGCGATTTCATTTTTTACAATTTTCACACTTTACAGAGAACTTAAACAATAAAGTTGTATAGGTATTAAGTCTATGGAGGGGGCTAGACACCTCGTAGTTGAAGGACCTGATGGCTCCGTAGCTATAGCCTTCAACCAAGAAATTCCTCCACCAGTGATAGTCGAACCACAAACTCTGACAAGAGTCCGTTTTGACGTAGTTGAAGTAAAATATAATAAGAGTGTACAAATAGGTTTTAGATTGGCTCTTGTTATATCTTTTGTTAAACTCTTCAATTTACTAAGAATAATTGATATAATAGATTTTATTTTTATTATAGCAAGTACAATTGCAGTTCATTCTGAAAGACCTATATCTATTGCCCCAATATCAGGTCACGGTATGTATTTAATTACCATATTACCAGTAATTACTTTTAGCCGTAGGTGGTGGGATTTATCATACATCATGGTATGCGCTGTATTATGTGGTGCATCACTCACGACTATGAATAACACTTTAATTCAAATACCGGTATGATCAGCTTGTTATCCTCAAGTTTATCATTTCACTCTTACATTTTTTCAACCCGAGCTCTAACTGTCCGATTAATTCCTTTAGCACTCTTATTTGAATTAGCATTGGCTCTAAATTTCAACCAATATTGTCTGTACTCCACCATCTTCTTGTTTGAGGGGGGTGTCTTTTTGTTCATGATATAGTTGGCAGCTGCACGACGATAGTTGTTCCTAAGGTTGAACGCGATACCATTAACACTCACAGTGTTCATGAGATACTTCGCTTCAAGTTCACGCTTTCTCTGCATCTTCCAACGACTGACAACATTCTTCTTTACCACATCTATATCCTTTTTGAAAGCGACACCAGTCTTATTCTTCTTGTTGATGGTGTTGAGCGCCGTCTTCATGTTGCGGACATCTTGATTGAGGTTGGGTTTGTACCTCTTTATCCACTTGTCACCATAAAGCTTGGTGAGATCCTTTCGGATGGAGTTATCGTCAAGACCCCTCTTCTTCATGACTTCACCCTTCTTCACATCACGCTTCGCATTCGCATCGGTACGCTGTACTTGCCTCTTCGTTGGTGCAGGTGGCTTTGGTGGAGACTTAGGCTTGGGCTTAGCAAGGTTATTTCTGACTTGCTCGATCTTCTTACACAATGTCATCTTGGTCTCCTTCACGTCAGGTTTGATTTTGAGAATCGCCGCGATACGGAGAAGCTCATCCTTCTTCATGTCTCCACATATCTTACGACCAAGCTTGAATGTGTTTCCAGATCCAGAGAGTGGAACATTTTTATTTTTGTTCACATTCTTGAACGTAATCTTGTTACCAGCCCTATTCTTGATTCTCAAACATATTTCACCTTTGGTCGCAACCCGAGAACCATCACTTACCTTGGTTCTAAAATTCACGACACCCATGCGTCTCGCGAGATCGATGAGTTCAGGTTTCTTCATGCGTGCACACATTTCAGAGTTGAGTATGAGAGCGTTCGCTTGGTTCGTGGTAAGTACCCGCTTTGTGTATTTTCTTTTAGGTTCGGTGGGGGTCTTAGCCTTAGCCTTAGTCTTTGTCCTAGACTTTAGTTTTGTACCCTTATCAAATACACCAGTCACATCAATTTGATTATCCCTATCGAGTTTTTCCATGAAATCCTTGGCAATATCATATCCCTTAAGCATATCCCCAGGGTTTTTCGCACCCACAACCTGAATATTACCACTCTGCGATAGAATCAGAGTCGCATTTTCGATTGGTGCGTAGAGGAAGGGTGTAAGTTCAGGTTCATAAGATGCCTTTGACATACCATACATCATTTGCCTCTGTGCGATCATTGCCAAACTTTTGAATTGACCATTAATCCTGAATTGACCACTGAGATTGTTATAGATGAAGGGATTATAGAAGAATGATTTTTTGTCGGTGTACCTGTCGACAACGAAACGACGGATAAGTTCGGGTTGGTTAGTGATGTTGGTACCAACAAAACCACCCGAAAAGCGAATCTTACCATTTCGGTAAATGTTAACTGTAACACCTTTACTCTCCATATCATTGGAGAGTGTCAACATGATCTGTGTACTGAAGAAGTTCTTATTCAGACCACCTTTGGGACCAGATTCTCTAGTATGGGAAAATCCAGTCTTAAATTGCCCATAAATACCTCGAATCTCTTTCGTGTCCAGATAAAGACCCTCACCAATGGGTGTTTTAGTTAGGGGTGTCTTCATAAGGATTTTTTTGAGGTCTACTACAGTTTCCTTTGATCCAAACCCCGAATCTACACCAGCATTGAACATACCTGGATTAAACTTACTGAATTCAAGTGAGCTAAAGAGGGTTTTGAGGTTATTGGAGTTGAGATTGAGATCAGAAAACTCATTGTCTAAAGATGCATTATTTTCAAATTGTTTGAAAGCACCTTCATATGTTCTATCATTGATAAGGTTTCGTTGAAGACGAACAGGAACTTGGACCTGTCGGGGAACCGGTCTGGGGGGTGTACGAAATCCCGCAGCACGCTCACGCTCTTTTCGGAGCATGGTCTCTTCGAGTTCTCTGACAAAATTGTCATCATTTGAGTTGGAGTTAGATGCTCGAACTTCAACACCAGACTGCCTGACAAATTCTTTGACAGACTGGCTCATATTACTATTGGTCACGATTTTTTTTAAAAGTCCTTAGAAAAGCTTGCACTATCGATCACTACATCGACACCGTAGATGACAGGTTGTGCAGGGTAATAGTCACCATTGTATGTCACCTCAACATTCCGAACTTCAATGTCTCTGGAACTAAATGGTCCAACATAAAAGTCTGGGTTGAACTTTTGCTTTCCGAGGTTGTTTGCTTGGCAGTGCTGATGGAAGATCTGTACAAAGATCTTCTGGGGTACGAAGAGCTCCTTACCATACTTGATGTTGGTTGACTCGAGGAAGTTGTGGAGTGTGTTCGCCACCATTGCCACTTGCTTCTGGACAATCTTGAAGTAAGGTGGAACTGCATTCCAAATGGAACGATCCCTAAATTTGTTTGAATAGTCTAGATAGCCTCGCACACACTTTAGAAGAATAAGAGGCATTTCTTTCTCCAACTTCTTATCGAGGTGTGGATCCGCTTCCCGCACCTGCTTGGTAAAGTTCCATGCGAGAATACGACGAAGAACGGATCCCGAATTATCTTGCCAGTTAGGAACTTCATTACCCGCAAGAACACCAGGCACCTTCCATACCATAGATGAAGCAGTCTTGTTCTTTACAGCGACGGAAACACTCTCACCAGACACGATAGACTGGAACTCTGCCTGTTCTAACGCAAGATCCGCCTTGATCTCGGGGGCTACGAACATAAATGAATCCTTGATGGCGGAGAGACCAAACTTTCGCTCAATGTTGTTTGCGAGGGTGCCAACATCCTCTTTTTCATAAAACTTCTCAAAAACCTTTGTCAATAGAGTAGATTTACCAGAGCCAGCAATACCCTTGAAGAATGGGATTATTTGCCAACTATCGAGTTCCCCAACATCGTAGCATAGACGACCACCCATGACATACGCCCAGTTACATACTTCTGTATCAAACTGTTGATAGTGTAAGATCTGGTCAAAGTGGGGGGTTGGAATGTCTTGCCAGTTCTCGAGATGAGCAAAATCATCAAACTGTTGATCGAAGTACTTACAGGCGACAATCGTCGGATCCAGGCAACGGAATTCCTGACTCTCATACGGATAGAATCGACATTCATGCGCACCCCTTTCAGGAATCCATTCCTTACCAACAAAGACACCGTTCTTAAAAGACCAGACATGACGCCTCTTGATAATCTCAGGGAACTGTGGATCCACACAGGTTGAAATGTTATCGACAACATCACGGAACACGGAACCTCTACTCGTAAAGTTCTTCCAGTTCTTGAAGTTGTCATCCTTTTGTGCAATTGTATAGACAAACTGTTTAATCTCAAATTTGGGAACCCAGGCACGCGTCCCGTTTCGATCAATCGTCTTGATTTGTTCACAACACTGTCCTTTGTAGCGACGGTACCCACTTTTGTAAAGTTCGTCGAGTGTATACAATAGACACTTCTGGTAAGGTGTACACTCGTCAATCTCATCTTCGTCCATCGTGGATGGATCTGAATTTGCACTCACTTGCGGAAGTGCAGTGGGATTAACTACGCGTTCATAAGACACATAATGTCTTCGTATATTTTCATACCCATCGGTCAATTGTTTTAAAACATTGTTGACTCGCTTCAGGATAGTGATACCATCATCAGATTCCTCTTTTTTTCCAGTTTTAAGTTCGGCTACATGATTTTTAAGTTCGACTAAGAAACGTCGTTGTTTTTCTCGAATTCCCTTGATTGCCAGGATATCGATTCGCTCAGCGATAGGATTATTGTTCTCATCCCAATTATCTTTGTGGATGTACTGTCGATATCCAAGTTCGCGAGCGTTTCTATAATCTTCGGTTCGTAGGTCCCAGTGAAGTTCAAACTTACTTACTGTATCCATAACCTGTTCACTATTCATCGATTGGATTTTCTGTTTCTGCAACTCAGCGAGTGCTTCATACCTGTTGGGTTCCTTATCGATGAAGTGAGTGGACTCCATTTAACTATAGTATATTTTTTCCTCTAAGCAGTTTTCATCTCACTCAAAATTTTCACAAGAATTTTGTTTTGTGTTTGAAGTTGTTGACCGATAGTCACAAGAGCAGAGCACACGGTCTCACCATCAGGGGTCGCCATTAAAGATGTCATGAGTCCTGCGATATCCAAACCCTCTTCATCCTCTTCATCGAAATCAATTTCCTGATCTTCCTCAGTCATGGAAAGTTCATCATCTGTGACAACCTCACCCTCCTCGATTTCGTTCTCAATTTCATCAGGCTGTGTCGACATTTTACATAGACTGAGAAAAATCAAAATCAAAATATGCGCGTTTACCTAAAATTAATTTCTCTGTATATAGTACAACAACTCTCAAAATGGCTGGTGGTCTCATGCAACTCGTCGCCTATGGCGCCCAAGACGTCTACCTTACCGGTAACCCCGAAGTAACTTTCTTCCAGGCGAAATATAAGCGCCACACTAACTTCGCGATGGAGAACATCGAGCAGACCGTCAACGGTACTGCCGCCAACTCCGGTCGCGTGTCTGTGACTGTCGCTCGTAACGGTGACCTTGTCGGTGACATGTACATCGAACTCGAGTCCAAAGCGACTACTAACACCGCCTCGTGCTGGGTCGCCGAGCGTGCGGTCAACAACGTCGAACTGTCCATCGGTGGTCAGCGCATCGACAAACACTACCAAAAGTGGTGGCGTTTGTACTCGGAGCTTTACTTGGACTCGGCCAAGAAGGCTTCTTACGGTAAGATGACCACTGCGGCGATCGGCAAGACTGTCTACCTGCCCCTGTTCTTCTTCTTCAACCGCAACCCCGGTTTGTACTTGCCTCTGATTGCTCTCCAGTACCACGAGGTCCGCGTTGACATCGACCTGGCGTCCGACTTCAACACCTACTGTAACACCTCCGTGTTCAAGGTGTGGGCCAACTACATCTACCTGGACACCGAAGAGCGTCGCCGCTTCGCCCAGAAGGGTCATGAATACCTGATCGAGCAGGTCCAGCACACTGGTACCGACACTGTTGACTCTGCCAAAACCAAGCAGGTCCGCCTTTCGTACAACCACCCCGTCAAGGAACTGGTGTGGTGCTTCTCCAACGCTGCCACCACCGCGTCCACCTTGTGGAACTTCACCACTGCGTCCACCGCCGCGGACATCAAGATGGTGTCCAACGTTGAATCATTGAATTCCAACTGCGTTGTCTCGCCCTCCATCTTCGGTGCGCCCATGCTTGCCCTCGGTGACGGTGTCGGTGGTAGCAAGTCCTTCACTGAAGAGGCTGTCGGCCCCCTCAGCACCTTCAAGCTCATCCTCAACGGTCAAGACCGATTCAAGGAACAAAAGGGTAAGTACTTCAACCAGGTGCAATCCTTCAACCACCACACTGGCTGCCCCTACCCAGGTGTGTACTCGTACTCCTTCGCGCTCAAGCCCGAGGAGCACCAACCCACTGGTACCTGCAACTTCTCGCGCATCGATAACGCGCAGGTGGCTGTCACCATGAACACTGCCAACAACGCGACCAACATGCACATGTTCGCCACGAACTACAACGTCCTCCGCATCCAAAGTGGGATGGGTGGTTTGGCTTTCTCAAACTGATCTCATTATGGTCTAAAATACCATCATATCATACTCATAAAAATTAAGATACTCAACTATCTTAATTTTTACAATGATAGGGGCGGAAAAGCTATGTGTTTTACAATTAGAAATAAAATCCAGGAGAATGATAGATGGAAAAGGTGTGCACAATATGTCATGAAACGAAGTTAGTTGAACATTTCGGAAAACATAAACAAACAAAAGATGGACATTTGAATCAGTGTAAGGATTGTAGAAATGCGTATATAAAAGAATATAATCGAAAAAACAAAGAACAAATTTCAGAACGAATGAAAAAATATTACGAAGAAAATCAAGAAAGGGTGAAAGAGCGTGTTAGAAAACATTGGGGAGAAAACGCTAACAACATAAATGAAAAAAGACGGCACCGTTATGAAAATGACGATGAATACAAGAAAAAGATTCTGGAACAGACTTCAAAATCAAATGCGAAATGTCGCACCGAAAGACGCAAGAATGCCAAAGAAAATAAGACACCTTCATATTTTCTGGAATTGTGTCGAAAGAGAATGTGGCACGCGTTCAATGGACGGGCGACTAAGTCTGATAAAACTATAAACTTACTTGGATGCGACAGCGACTTTTTAAAAAAATATTTGGAAAATACCAAAGTTGAAGGTAAAGA